ACTAAAGGTGCTGGACCTGCTGAATAACAACCAGATGATGTTCCATCAGATGCTCTCCATCCACCAGCTCCACCGCCACCACCATGATTACAACCTCCAGCTCCACCTCCAGCGACTACCATATAATCCACTGTTCCTACATCTCCAACAGTACACACTGTAAAAGTTCCAGGTCCTGTAAAGGTATGAATTTTGTAATTACCACAAGTTGTTTCTGTTCCGCCTGTTGCTGACATATACACAATAGATGAACTGTCTGCTTTTTTTCCAGCATTAACAGTTTTCCATCCTCTTGTTCCATCTACATAAACAAATGTCATAGCTATTCCATTGCTTTCTATTGTTAAATCAGAAGCTTCTCCTTCAATATTTGAACCATTTCTTGCTATTGTAATATTATTTGTAACAGAAGTTGCTGCATAATCTGAAACTGCAACTATATCACCTGCAGAAGGTGAGGCAGGTAAAGTCATTGTCACTGCTCCAGAAGTCGTATTTACAAAATAACCATTTCCACTTACTGCTGTGAACGATGCTGTTTTAGCTGTGGTATCCCAGTCTACTGTTCCTGTTCTACCGAATCCTGTTTGTGATGCACCTGATGCTAAATTAATAGTATCGCCTGATGCTCCTAATGTGATTGTTGTACCACATTGATTAATTAAATTTCCACCATCTGCTGCTTGTATGTCATCTGCTTTTACAACTGAACCACTGATCGTAGTTGTTGCACCGCATTTAGTGACTACTGCACCGCCGCATTGGTTTTCTATGTTATCTACTTTTATTTTACTTGTCATAATTATTGAAATTTGTACCTTATTATTACTATACCTGAACCGCCTGTACCACCAGGATTTCCAGCACCAGCACCAGCTCCACCTCCAGAGTTAGTAGTTCCATTTCCACCAGGAGAACCTCCACCAGGATTTCCATTACCAGTTCCGCCACCACCTAATCCACCTATCCCTCCTGTAAATGGAGAACTAGAATCTTGTCCACCGCCGCCTCCTCCTGCATAATATCTAAACGAACCACAAGGCACACCATTAGAACCAAAAGCTGTAGGTAAACCTGCGCCAGCTCCTCCTGGTCCACCTGTATTTGTACCATTTCCTGGTCCCCTTGCATCACTTCCAACAGCAGTAGCACCACCGCCTCCACCACCTTGTGAGTTAGTTGTTATACTATCAAAACCTGCACCACCTCTATTTCCTTGTGAAGGACTAACTGGAGGAGTATTTCCATTAGAAATAACATTTACTCCACCTGGATTATAATAATGATTGTTTGGGTTAGAAGCTCCTGGAGATAAGTAAGTTCCTCTAGTTCCACCACCAGAACCTCCTGGTAAACCTTCTGAATATCCACCAGCTGGCGTTGGATTTGATGCATTTGTACCAGAAGTAGGACTTTCAGAAGTTGCTCCTCCTCCACCACCTGTTGATATTATAGTTGAAAAAACTGAATTTGAACCAGAAGTTCCATTTGGACCTGGACCTGCCGCAGCACCTCCACCGCCACCACCTACTGTTATTGGATAAGCTGATGCAGATGCAGTTAAAGTTGAACCCGCTAAAGGTTTAGCTGGATAACATAATGGTGCTAGACTTGGTGAAGCAAATCTGAAACCACCTGCACCTCCACCACCACCTTGAGATCCACCACCTCCACCACCACCTGCTACCACTGTATACTCTAGTTGATTATTACCTGATGCATTTCCTGCGCAAGATACTGTAAAAGTTCCTGGACCTGTAAATGTATGAATTTTAAAATCTCCACAAGTTGTTTCTGTACCACCTGATGCTGTTACAAAGGTTGCAGTTGTAATTTGAGCACTAGCGTTATTTACTGTTTTCCAACCTTCTGTAGCATCTACATATACTAAAGTAAAACTCTGACCGTTTGTGTCTATTTTACCATCTATATCTTCACCATTTATTTTAGACGAATTTCTTGCAACTGTAATGTTATTTGTCGCTGATGTATTTGCATAATCCATTATAGCAACAATATCACCTGCTGAAGGTGATGCAGGAAGCGTAACTGTTATAGCTCCTGAAGTGGTATTTACAAAATATCCATTTCCACTTACTGCTGTGAATGCTGTTGTTTTAGCTGTGGTATCCCAGTCTACTGTCCCCGTTCTACCAAAACCTGTTTGACTACCATTATTTACAATAGTAGTTCCAGAAGGAAAAGTTATAGTATCACCTGAAGCACCAACTGTTAAATTAGTTCCGCATTGTGGTTCGATTGCATTTACTTCTATTTTACTCATTAAATAATTACCAATGTTCCTGTTACTGTTTGTGTTCCAGTAATAGTTACTGGTCCTGCTAATACGCCTGAATCTAAAGTTTGATCTTCATCTAAAGTAGATGCATGAGTGACTACATATCCTGTAGCTTCCATTACTGGTGACATTGCTTTCTTTGCAGGGATAGTACAAAATACTTCTTTTTCTCCTGAGCCGAAATCAATTTTAGCTGTGGTACCTAAGTTATTACTTATCACTGTGTCTCTTGAAAGAGTGTCTGTTGCAGCATCGGTTACTGTACCAATACCAACTTCAAACTTATCTGTGCCAGTTTCAGCAATACAATAATACGTAGTATTAGTTGTACCAACTCCAGCTACAAATGTTATAAAGTCCTGTGAAGCACCAGCTAGGTCTAACGTTCCCGTTCCCGAGGTAGTGCTTGTCTCTTTAACTCTATCGTTAATGACAAGTGCCATCTAAACCTCTCTTACGTTAATCTTAATATTGCAGCAGATGTTGTAAATGCAGGGAACTGAATTGTAAATGTTCCTGCAGTTGCAGTTTTATCTCCACCAAAATCTAAAACACAAACAGCATCAGTAGTACCTGAACCACCGTCAGTTGTTGTATTATAAATTAAAGCTCCTGCAGCTGTTAATGTAACTCCAGTAAAAGATAAGTTAGCAAAATTAGTAATTGCCACCGCTGAAGATACTTTCACACCTTGATTAACAAGTGCTTTACCACCTGCAGTGTATCCTGAAGAAGTAACTTCAGTATTAGCTCCACCGCCTGGGTTTGTTGCATAGTTTTCTGTTGAAGCACCTAAAGTTGCTGCTGATGTATACATCGCTAATTTATATGTATCAGATGATGTATCAAAGTCGTGTTTTCCTTGAAGTAATTCTTTTTTAAAAGTATTACAAATTGCGTTAGTTGTTATAGCCATAATAGTTCTCCTTTAATTTTATGGTGATGGTGAAGGTATCTTAACTCTAGGTACCCCATCATCGTATTCTGCTCGTCTTCTTCTCCCCATTTGTTGGAGAGCAAAATTCTGTACACCTTCATTATACTTACTTTTATATAGATTGTACATATCCATCGGCCCTTTTAAAAATCCATAAGCCTCTGATAAAACTCCATCTAAAAGCATACCTTGCTGGTATTCTGATAAATAAGTAGTGTTAGAGGACGTAAAGTTAGGTGGTGTGATAATATAATTTAACTGTACTGCATAAGATTGGTCTGGTGTTGGTGCAACTACAATAGATGATTCATCCCAGTTAGCATAATATTTAGGTAATCCTGTAGCACCACTGCCATTATATTCTGTTATAAAACTAGTATCTCTTTTCTCCATAAAAGTTCTATCCCCTGTTTGATCAGTTGAATTAAAAACTTGAAGGGATCTAATAATTAAAAAATCTGCAGGAGTGACTAAATATCTTTTATTTGCAGTAAATGATGATGTTGCATATTTTCTTGTATCATCATAATCAACTTTACCTGCAACATCTAATTCTACATTTCTTATAAATTGTCCAATAATTGTATCGCTTAAAACATTACTATCTACTTCAGTAAAGTTTCTCACTTGTGTTAAAAAATCTGAATAACTTATGGCCATTATGTAATACTCACTGTTACAGTTCCTGTTGTCATAATTAATTTTCTTCTTCTATTTTGCAAAGAAGGGTCAGCTGGTTTCATAGTGCTTATTACAACACCAGCACTTGTTAAAACACTTGCAGGTTGAGCTGTGATATAAGCAAAATTACCAGGAAGAGTTAGATTAGCCACACCAACCATTGTTCCTCCTGAATTAGATTTAGTAGTATCATTACTAGCAACTGTTTGTGGTTGTTGAAATTTTTGTGGTCTTGTGTTTTGTAAAGCTATTGCATCTGCAACATTACGTTTTCTTCTAATCTGAGGATGTTTAGGTTCAAATTCTGAGTTATGCACTAAAGAACCATTCCACTCTTTTACCATTTCTTGATATGGAAAAGCCATACCGGATCTATCTGATATTGCTAATGATCTTCTTCCTGTCGCCCATTTTGCCATAGTTAAATTCCGTTAGGGTAAAAAGATTGAGGTGTAATATATGTTGAAGCTCTTTGACCATCTTCATCCAAAGCTCTTTTTAATTGATCTTCGTATATTAATTTATTTTGTTGAACTAGTTCTGGTGAGTTTTTCATAGCTAAGTAATAAGCTAGCCCTGCAACCATACAAGGTAAAAATCTAAATACTACATCTGCATCATTAGTGTAAGCCCCTGCATCTTGTATTCTTTTAATAACATAATATTTTAAATAAGTGTAAGTGTTTAAATCTGGTGCTTGATATAAATATATTTTTGGTATTTCTTGTCTATCTACATAGTATTGTGATGGTTGACCTTTAGCCAACTTATTAGGTAAAGCTGCGTAAGCTGATCTATCTATTTTTGTTAAAGACACATCTTGAGTATTTACAGTATTAGCACCTGCACCAGTAGTTGAAACAAAAGCTTCTAAAACATCACTAACTCCAGAATCAACAGCATATTCAGCTTGACCTAAAACTAATTGATTCTCATGTAAGGATACTTTCCATAAATGAATGCCTCTGTTGGCCCATTCTGCAAATAATAAGTTAAGGCTTGTTCTCGCTGATCTAAGGCTATGACCGCTTGTCGTGGTCATTCCACATCTTTCGTAAGCTTCTTGTATGATTTCTTCTATAGATAAATCAAATGTCGTAGTCCCTGAAGTTGCCATTAATATCCTTTTTACGGTTGTACAATTTCTTGGATTGTATCACTTTTTGACTAAACTTTGAAGACCTTAGGTTTTTTGCTATTAAGTTTCTTTTTAACTTGTAATTTTTTCTTTTTTTCACCTCTAGCACCTCTTAACTTACCATCTACTTGTGCAGATATTTGTCCTCGTCCTATAGCCATTATACTAAGTCCTTTGCTTTTCCAATTATTGGTTTATATTTAGTCTTACCTTCTACTCTATGTGCAAGTAAAAATTGTTCTCGTCTTCCCTCGGGTATCCAGCTACAATGTATCCATCCCGAGTTAGGTTCTCCGGGGGTATAGTATTCGAGAATCAACTGATCTGTCTGAAGATTTTTTTTAATCCAATCAGCTACTTCAGCATTATCAACTCCAACACATTCGAAGTCTGCGGCCTCAGCTTTTGCATGCTGTGAATTTCTAGAGCTGCCAATAGCTAAA